TGCTTGTACTTCAATTCTTTTAGATGTTTCCATTTTAGTAAACACCAAAGTGATCTCTGAAGATACAAAGTTATTACCCGTAGTCTCATCAGCGCTTAACGTAGAAGTAAATGAACTAGTTCCTCTACGGAATTGATACTCAAGCCATTTAGCAGGAGACTTTAAAGTAATGTTAGAAATCATAGTACCTTCCTCGTTCAGAGTTACATCTGTAACATCATCAGACTGAACGAGATATATTGTTTTAAGGCCACCAACACTCGACTCACACGAAAGTTGAATTCCGGCCAATGTAATAGGACAAGCCATAATTATTTTCTATTTTTAAATTAATGAATATTTTCATTTATATCCGTATGCTGATTCTCTTTTTCCCTTACAAACAGCAGAAATATGAGAATTATCCACCCCGAAGAATTTCCTAGCATCAGAGATACAATCTCAATGTTTTATAAAATTCCCGTCTAAATCAAACTGATCTACCGGTTTTCTTATAGAAAAAAGTATTTTTCCTTTATGAATTTTACTGAGTTTCTTCCTTGTTTCATCGGAAGGTTTAATTCCCTTATGGGATACCGCTATTTTCTTATTTCATTCTTCGGAATGTGTTTTTCCAGTCATTGCTTTTCTCAACTTTTCTCTGGTTTCTTGAGAAACCACTGTGCTAAATTGTCCTCCACCAGAGCAATTATATCCTTGTTCTACTGAATGGTAATATTCAATATATCAAGTTTCCCAGTAGTCTAATTGTTTGTGTAAAGTTTCAAAATCACTACAAGCAAATACTTTTAAAGTTATGATTTTGAAGTTTTCTTTACCGTACTTTTGAATTGCATTTCTGAGTTTTGGACATTGAGAATTTTTAGCACAATGTGCCCAAAATCTATCTTTTATATTTTGAACTGTTTGTCCAACATACTTTTTGTTGTTAACAACATTAACGATTAAATAAATGAGTCCTGTGTAATTTTGAGGTTTCATTTTGTGTGAATTTTTTAATTAATAAAAATTACGCTTTAGCTCCTAATACCACCTCGTTAGAGAATGGATACTGAACTCCAGCATTAAATCTAACATTTAAACGATAAGAATCGTTATCCTTACTATACCAGAAATCATATTCCTCAGAATCATCTACCATATCACAACCGAAATAAACTCGATTTGGATCAGCAGCAAAGATTTTATCAGTACCATTTAAGCCGTTAACCTTAACAACTCTTGTAGAAGTACCAGGAATATAAACTTCGCCATTTGAATATGAACTATCAAAATGGAATAAATTCTTATTTACAAGCTCTGTACCAAACTTTCTGTAAACATCAGCACCTACAAAGATAACTGCCTTATCAAGAACTTGCTCAGGAATAGCAGCATAAACTGCCATAATATCATCGTAAGCAGATGTTCCAGTAATGGTTACTTTATTTACAGAAACATCATTAGTGGCAATCTTAAGTAAACCATCAAACCACTTGAGATTTTCATCCCCTGAAGCAGTGTCTCCCTGCCAAACAGCTTTCTCAAGTTTGGCTTGAATGTCCTTATTAACATCTTCTACAAATTCCTGCTCGAATGGAAGTCTCTCATCACCAACTTTTATAGAAATTTCATATTGCATCCATTTATCAAGCATCTTATTCTTGCAATATTCAAGATTTACCTTAATAACTCCAGTAGTAAGTACTCTCTGAGAAAGCTCCTGAGTACCAGCATCTTGGAATCCACATACTTTCCCGTCCTGGAACTGTACGTCAGTGGTGAGTAGATTAATAGCAGCAGAAGTCTTAATACCAGTCTGCTTTGAAAACATTTTAATAGACTTAGCTCCCAAAACAGCTTTGCTTATAAGAGGAAGTCTTTCTTGCTGAATATAATTAGTCAGCGTAGTAATAACAGGATTAGCCATATTTAATTAATTTTTAAAAGTTTAACGAAAATTCTTTTTAGCTTCATTTACAATATCTTTAAATGATTGAGACTTAGAAACTTTCTCAATCTCTTCTACAGCTGGCTTAGCAGCACTCATAGAAGACATCTTTTCAATAGTAGTCTGATTATCAGCAATCTTAGAATCAATCTCTTCCATTTTCTTAACAAGCTTATCTACAATATTATAAAGCTCATTTACTTCTTTTCTGATTTCTACAATAGCTTCTGGAACAGCTTCTACAGAACCATCTGGAGAAGGAACATCTTCTAATTCCTCTTTAATTGGTTCTTCTACAGTTTCTTCTACAATCTCACTGATCTTTCCATCAACTACTTTGTAAGTAACTTTCTCTGCTTTATAATCTCCAGTAGGAGCAGGAATAAACTCTCCAGATTCCTCAGTAACGTAAACAAGATCTCCAACTACAAATTCTCCATCCTCTGATTTATAGAGAACTCCAAGATCTGTTGGAACTTCACTAAGTTTAACAAGCAATTTAGAAAGTCTAAGTCTAATTTTTGTTAATTCATTCATTTACTTAATGTTTTTAAATTTGTTTAAAATCTCATATATCTCTTTGTAATCATCTAATTCTGAATTATCAAGATGAAACAAACCATCAATAGAAAAGCCAAATAAACCCGTTTTAAGACCTTCTCACAGTTTAAGATTATCTACTTTATAACTGGCAAATAAACTTCCATCAGGAGCGCTTTCAAAGCCTTTTGGATTAATATTTCTGGCTGAATCTTTAATATAAATCTCTAAAAGATGAACATCATCTACTTTTTGTCCATTATGTTGAATATCAACTGCTTCTGGATTATCTATAATCTTTTTAGCTATTTCTCTAATTGAATCTTCATTAAAAGCAACATAATATTCTTGATCTCCTTTCTTTCTGAGTATAGGAGTATCTGGACTCACAATCAATCCTGTAATTATTTGTTTCTCAGTATCTAAACTAAATTGCTCTTTCATAGGTTCACTAAACTTTTCAAAAAACATTTCATTAGCTGGATTATCTACAATAGAAACAAAATTAATCTTATCTTCAGGATTTAAAGTTAAATAATAAATAGGTATCATAACTATCTAAAAATAAACTAATTTTATAAATGGAAACTTTTTTAATTTCTAAAACGTAGCATTAGATTCTCTTACTTGCATTCTATTTTGGACGTTATTTAAATCTTCAACTACTAAACAAACTTGTGGTTTATTTATTTCCTCTAATTCTTTATCTCCTACTAGGTTACGCGTATATGAAATTGCTGGTACATTTACACTTGCAGGAGTACCAGTAGCTTGTTGAATTGTACTACCGGAAACATCTTGAGCTAATATTTGTTTAACGTTAGCATATCCAGCTATCAAAGCAGCAGCCGCAGCAGCAGCTCCTAAAGCAGGACCAACATAAGGAATACTTGACATACTAGAATAAGCTCCATTAGCAGCAGAAAGAGCATCTATAACAGCTTGAGCAGCTTTAAATCCTTTTGCAGTTTTAGAGGCTTTATCTCTTCGTTTTTCTGCCTTTTTAACTTGCTCCTCAGAAAGCTTTCCAGAGTCTATATTCATTTGATTTATTTGGGCTATAGAATCAAATATAGAACCCATACTAGCATTTACACTAGACACAACTGCAACTGTTTGTTGTGCTGCTTGTTGTCTTTTCTTTTGTCTAGCTATTCAAGCTTCTGTATTTGCTTGATCTCTGCGTTCTTTAGCATTTTCTCGTTCTATATCATTATTGTCAATTGACTTTTCAAGGTTGTCTCTTTCCTTTAGAAGTTTTTTCTTTTCTTCTTCTGAAAGATTTTCAGCTTTTAATTCTTCATTAATCTGGTTTATTCTATTCTGATAAGCTTCATTTTCTTTATTAATTCTTTCTACAGTAGCCTCATAAATTCTCTGATTATATGTTAGAGTACTATTAAGCTCTTTCTCTATATCCTTACCAGATTGATACTGAAACGTTTGCCCAAACTGTTTATAAGTAGTTTTAGGAGACTCTTTAGTTATTTGACTAATGGTTAGTTCGTATGACTCTTTAATCAATTTTAACTGATCGTCCAATTCCTTCTGAGTATCTTTTGGTTCTGGTTTATATTTATCTATAATTTCTTTCCTTCTACGTTCATATTCCTCTGTAAGTTGGTTTATATCACCACCATACGTTTCATAGAGTTCCTTATAAGGTTTAAATCATTTCTCTTCCAGCTCTCTTAATTCTTTCTCCCGGTCTCCCAGTACAACATCATATTCAGCTTCTATGAAATCATCTATTTCCTTTGAAATTTCATCCAGTAGAGGTTGAATATCTGGAAGTTGAATATCTGGAATATCTGGTTTTGAAGTTTCCTTAGTACCTTTATCGTTAGTAGCCCATAATGCAGAATACTCTTTATTAAGTTTAGAAATATTTCCTACTTGATTGGTAATGAAATCATTTAATTCTTTATTGTTTTCTTTGATTTCATCTTCCAGTTTCTTTCTTGCTTGTTCTACAACTTTCCGTTGGGTTTCTAGATCATCTTTTGAAATATATCCTTGACCAACTACTCCTGCTTGAGATTGTGCTATTGCAGATGTTTTATATTCTCCAGATTCTATTTTCCTTTCTAATTCCAGATTCTTTTCTAGAGTTTCTTGAGTCTTCTTAGTAATCTGCTCTTTATAAGCATCTATTTTAGCTCTAGCAATTATTGCTTGTACATATTTATCTGTATTGTTTATAAAAGCATCTTCAGCTGTTTGAACGTCATTAATTGCTAAACCAGTTTCTTTTAATTGATCAGAATAATCTTCAAGAAACTTTTTCTTAGATTCAGTAGAATTTCCAATAGCCTCAAAAGCTTTCTGTAACTCATAAAACTTAGCTAACTTACTGGAACTTAATTCACTAGTAGTTTTATTCAACTCTTGATTAAATTCTTTTTGTTCTTTAGCAGCTGTTTTAATTGTTTTTATATAATTATAAAACGTTTGAATACCTTTTAGAATTATTGCAATTAAAAGTGACCATCCAACTGTAGAAAGAATTTGACCAAAAACCCTTCCAACATTAGAAGTTGCAATTCCCAAAGATTTCATTTGTTTCTCAGTATCAGAAATCTTTCCTCCTACAACGTCTATTTGTTTTCCAACTGCTCCAGAAACTGCTGAAGTCTTAGCTATCTCTGAATTCGTAATTTCTAGAGCTTTTTCTGCTTCTTTGATTTTTCCAGGTAATTCGTCTCAAGTTTTATATTGTTCAGGACTTAAGGGTGTTCCTAAATGTTGAAGTTCAGTTAAAAGATTGTATTGCTCTTTTAACTCTTTAACTGCATTTGCTTGAATCTCAGCAAGTTTGGTATAATCTTGGGTTTGTTTCTGCAATTTAGGTTGAACCGTTTTTAAATCCTTTAATTGCTTATTGTACTTTTCTCACTGCTCATTTAAAGGAATGATTTGCTTTTGCTGTTCAGCTAAATCTTGGTTAACATCTTCAATATCTGGAGATTCTATTGGCTTAATTTGAGTAGAAGTTCCAGAAGTCTTTATATCTGCTTTTATATCAATCTTTCCTATATTCTTCAGATTATTAGCAGCAGTAGTAAGTCTCCTTTCAAGGGGATCAAATGAATTAACTGCCCCAGTAAAGAATCTTTTGATTGAATCTCCTATATTTTTAAAACCATTTATAACTCCTGGAAAGGATTCTATAAGATCTTTTAAACCACCTATAGATTGAAGTATTGCTAAACTTCCAGTTAATTTAGTAATTGTTTTATCAAAATTCTCAGAACCAGTTCCTAGTAAAGCAAACGTACTCGCTAGAGTTGTAAAACCAGCAGTAAGTCCAGAACTAAATTTTTGAAGATTTTCAAATCTCTGTTGTGTAGTTCTACTAGCTATTTGAAGAGATTGATTTATACTCGTTAATTCTTTCTGCCTAATAGCCAATTCTTTACTAACCTCATTATATCTTTTTGAATTGATTGTCAATCCATTTAATTCATCAGAAAGTTGGCTAATCTCTTTATTTAATTGATTTATAGATCTTTCGGAATCACCAGTTTGGATCTTGATAAATCTAACAATATCTTGTGCCATTTTAATTAATATTTATTGGTTCATAA